AGGGAGATCCCTCGATGTTCCCCGCATTTCGCGGTACGACGTGGATACGGAAACCCCGAGACCCGAGAAGTTGCTGGTGGATTTCGATACCACCGTCAATTCCTTACCCACAGATATCTCGGGGAAGGGGAATCATGGGGCGTTTAAGAACGATTCTGAATACTCCGCAGCGGATAAGGCGTTTAAATTCGCTGCCGCGAACGCTCATATTTATCTAGAACAAAACACTCTCTCCGGTACAAGTGCAACTCACACTTTTTCTTTGTGGATAAATGCATTAAGTGGCCCTGGTAATGGTAATTATGAAGCCATCTTTGAAGCAGGTGTGAGAACCAGTAACCAGGCATTCGGGTTGTATGCGTATCAAGATGGTTCCAATACACGTGTATATTATCATGTGTTCGGTAATAACTTACCGAGTAACACAACCGGATATATAGTTAATACAAATAGTTGGTATCATATTTGTGGTACACTCGATAATAGTGGAAACGTGCGTAGGTTTTATGTAAACGGGGAACTATTCGCTTCAGATACATACGGATCATTAAATGTCACGCACCCACGAATAAGAATTGGAGAAAATGTGGACGGTTCCGAATCGTGGCATGGAATGGTATCTAACTTTAAACTCTACTCGGTCGCACTCGAACCCTCGGAGGTCCAAAAGTTGTACCGGTTGGGCCGAACCGGGCGGTCCATGGTCATCAGCGACACGGCCGTCGGGATCGGGAAAGTCCCTGAAGCTCAGTTGGATGTGAGGGGAAACATCAATTCTGATGGTATAATGACCAATAAAAACTATATGTTTTGGGCCACTGGACCCACAACAGTAAATCTTCAGAATGACCATCCAACGACGTCTATAAAAGCAGATTTCAGTCGTTTAGAATTTGATCTAGGTGGTGGATTTGATACGAGTACTAAGACATATACCATACCGTGTTCGGGATATTGGGAATTTGATTATTGTTTATTGGCAAGAAACCGAGATACAGGTAGCCAATACGTGATGGGAACATGGTACATAAATGGAGCTACATATGATCATCGGACGTTTGTGTATTTTACTGGTCAGGGGGGTGGATCTCAAGAATCCAACCTTATTGGTAAAATTGTAGGGTATTGGCCTGCTGGTACCACGGTAGCGGTTCGTATTAGCCAAAATACAGGTAACACGGATGTATACATGTATTACGTTTACTCATCCTTTTACGGAAAATTGTTACATTAAAATGTCCATTTAATATAGATGGCAGAATTTGCACTTATAGACCTTACAATAGATCAAACGTGGAAGATTCTCCGCCAAGAACGCAACAGACGCCTCGCCGAGGTGGATTGGATGTTCTCGGGGGATTATAAGATTGATCCAGAAATATATCAAGATTGGCTTGTATACCGTAAAGCTTTACGTGACCTTCCGTCTACGACAGGGGATCCAGCGAACCCCACTTGGCCAGAGAAACCTGCTACAGACACCGGGCGAACAGTAGATTATTACGAACGTGACACTCAATCAACTAAGATAATTCTTCTTCAGAATGTTGTAAACAGTCTATTGAAGAGGATAGAAAATTTAGAGAATCCGTAAAAATAAACTCTCTATATAATATAAAATGTCTGGTGGTATCGCTCAGCTCGTGGCCGTCGGTGCTCAGGATGCACACCTCGTCGGCGATCCGGAAGTCAGTTTCTTCCGCTCTACCTACAAGCGTCACACGAATTTTTCCCAAACTGTCGAACGTCAAGTCATCCAGGGCAACCTTTCCCAAGGTGGTATGTCCTCGGTTCGTTTCGAACGCAAGGGTGATCTCTTGGGTTACGTGTACTTGACCTCCATCGCATCCAACGCGACGGAAAACCTTGATTGGTCCACCGTGATCGATAAGGTTGAACTCTTGGTCGGTGGCCAAGTCATCGATGAACAAGATGTCTTCTTCACGGACAACATCGCTCCAGACCTCTTGGCGACTGGTCTCGCTAAGTCTGCGGCGGGTTCTCTTTACAATGGTGGTTCTTCCAAGTTCTACCCGCTCAGATTCAGCTTCTGTGAAAACTGGCAGTCGGCTCTCCCGTTGGTTGCCCTTCAGTACCACGATGTAGAACTTCGCATTCGCTGGGCGTCGAACGCCAATGTTGATAGCTCTGCTCGTCGCATCGAGTGCTACGCGAACTACGTGTACCTCGACACGGCTGAACGTGAAATGTTGGCCCGCGAACCGCAACAAATCTTGATCACACAAGTTCAAAAGGCCACGGCCTCTTTGTCCAAGGTGCAAGAACTCAACTTCAACCACCCGGTCAAGTATTTGGCGGCGTCCAACGTTGAGGCCGACAGTGTTCACACGATTGGTAACCGCATCAAGCTCCAAATCAACGGTACGGATGTCACGGACTTCAAGTTCGCCGATCCGCACTACAGCATGGTTTCGTCCTACTACCACATGCCGCACTCCGATGGTACCAACAAGGACAGCCTCTACGCTTTCCCGTTCTGCCTCGACACGTCCAAGTTGCAACCGACGGGTACCCTCAATTTCTCTCGTCTCGATTCCGCTCGTCTCGTGAGCGAAACGAACGACTTCAAGGATAACATTTACGCTGTGAACTACAACATCCTCCGTGTTGAAAACGGTATGGGTGGCCTCATGTACTCGAACTAATTTCTCTTAAATATACGTCATTAAAACATAATACAATGTCTGACCAATCATTATATTATGTTGACTACTAGTAAAAATGAACTTCTGGTTGATTGTCTTTTTAATTGGAGCTGTCTTTGTCTTGACCTACAATCCAAAGTCCAGGACACTCGAAAAGATTGTCCAGGTGCCTTCCAGAGAAGCTCAGTGTGAAGCCGAGCGTTACCAAAGACTTCAATTTATTGAAGCTGAGCACGCCTGTCCAGAAAAGGGTAAGACCAAAATGGGTGCAATTATTTCTGCTTAAAAGTTTTGATCTATAATTACACATAAAGATGCTTTCTTTTGACCGCGAAACCATGATGATTGTAGGCCTTATCGTTTGTCTCGGTGTCGTCGCCTACATGTTTAACGACATGCGACGTACCAAGGAAGACGTGAATGCCGTCAAAACGTTTTCTTTGAATTTGATGAAGAACCTTACGATCGAACACGTCGAACCGGAAACTCCTCAGCCGAAGCAAGAAGTTGCGCCGCCCACTGAGGAGAAAAAGGAAGAATAAACATATCCACTTATTATAACTTGCTAAATGAGCAATGAAAAAATACAAAGCAATAGCGATCCCAGTCACGTTTGAGGGTGACCGGCCCCGATTTCTCACGGTGAGAGATCGGAGATTTAAGGATTGGATTTTTGTCACAGGTGGATGTAGACGTCGAGAAATTTTCAATCCTTTACGATGTGCCCTCAGAGAGTTAGAAGAAGAGACCCGTGGTGTTGTGGCTCTTAAAAAAGGAGAATATACGGAATTTAATTTTACAGTTAAAGAAAATGCAACGACCGATTTGGTATACAACGTGTTTGTCTTTTTTGTAAATTACAAAAGACCTGAGCAATTGGATATGATTAAAAAATTCAATGATGAAAAAATGAAAACCAATTTGAAAAAGATTAACAAGGAACCAATAAAGAAGACATTCGATGAGAATGACTTCATGAGCTTCGATACTCTCGAAGAGTTTAATGTTAGAAAGAGGTGGGACCTCATAATAAAAAATGTAATACAAAATCCAGAATTTTATTCGTGTGTCACTTCGCTTAATAGAAAAACATTTTCTATAAAATAGAATGAAGTCAAAGACTTACATCTTAAAACAAATCAGAGATCTTCTTGTTGATAACAAGGCTTACAGTGAACGTAGAGCAGAACAATACATTGAGAATGTAAAGACTAAGACAGTCTACGAGCTTCTTGTTATTAAAAAGGAATTAGCTTCAGAAAGAAAAGAGCATCACGATGTGTCTTGTATGCGGTCGATAACATATGACTCCCATCAAGATGATTAAAAGAATGACTCTCTAAAATGGTAAGTATGTTTAAGGCATGGTGTTCTAAAAACAAATTCACAAAGGGTGAAAAGCAGAACCGCTCACACGTTCTCATGAATGGTGGTTCGCTTTACATCCCACATGACCGGGTCGGTGAATTTTGTGACGAGTACATCAAGGCTGTGACGAAAAAGGAAAAGTTGTATCTCGTGGAACAAAAAACGCCGACGTACAACTTCTTCTTAGATATTGATTACAAAGATGAAGATGCCATGCAACTCGACTATCTTCAAAAATTGTGTCGGATCATTTGTGACAAAGTAAAAATGTATGGTGGTCGTGATTGTCTCATATGCGTTTCAAAACCCAAAGAAGTCGATGACGGACTCATCAAAACAGGTGTTCATTTAAACTGGTCAAATTTTGTTGTCGATCAAGAAGGTGCCAACAACCTTAGAGATCACGTCATCGCGACTCTGACTTCGGTGTTCAAAAATAAAAATTGGAATCAAATTATTGATAATTCTGTCTACGGTGACACAAAAAAACGAACAGCCGGGAGTGGGTTTCGGATGCCATGGTCATACAAGAAGGGAA